AAGACTTCATTGAATTGCTACGTACAGCTGAAGGTATTAACCAGAAACTTGTTAATACAACAGCATACTCAGAATTAGAAAAAACTTTAGCTCGTCGCACATTCGATCAGTCTGGAGATTATACTGTTCGTGAATTTGCGATCGATATTCGTGAACATAGAACTAATGCTCGCGGCGCTTGGGCTGGAACTTCTAGTTTCCTATTAGGCGATGTTGTAACATATGCAGGCAACACTTATGTCGCTAAAAATAGCGGAACATCAGTATCAATTGCACCTGTGCACACATCAGGTACTGCATATGATGGTCCAGGGTCCACAGGTATCAAATGGGAATTGAATTTAAATCCAGTATATAATCGTGGTATTTTTAAAACAGGTGATGAGTCTAAACTCGCTGTTGGTCTTGAGCCAGGTAAAGCCTATGTTCGCGGTTATGAAATTGAAAAGATTGCAACAGAATATGTTGCAGTAAATAAAGCTAGAGATTATGTTCAAGCTGATAATGCATTCGTTACAGCAACAGCTGGAAACTTTATCTACGCAACTAACGTAAATAATCTCCCACCAATTAATACGTTTGCTACTGTTGATTTATACAATCAAGTCACTGGCACTGCACGCGGAACTGCAGTGGGGACTAAAGTTGGTACTGCACGCGTTCGTTTTATTGATTGGGATAACGGAGCAATTGGCTCTACGGCAGCTGTATACAAAGTATCATTGTTTGACATTAAGATTTTAAGTGGGTATACATTTGACCGTCATGTAAAATCTGTATTTTATAATAATGGTTCATCGGCAGCAAGTTTTAGTGCAGATATTAACCCAATTACGAATCAATTGATTGGTTCTATTACTGCAGTAGCATCTACTACAGTAACTGGTGTAGGAACATCATTTCAAACAGATCTAGTAGCGGGTGATTTTATCTCAGTAGCTGGATTGTTATATCGTGTAGCTTCTATTGCATCTCAAGTATCGTTAACTCTGGGCACTGCTCTAACAGCAACTGGATCTGCATATAGCTTTGCGAAAACAAAGATATATGAATCAAATTTAGATTCTCTAATCTTCCAGCTTCCATATTATGCAGTAAAATCGTTAAGAAGTTCATTAGGGACTAATGATACATCATATGTAGCATATGAGCGTTATACTGGAACTACGTCATCTGCGTCAGGTGGATTCTGTTCCCTAACAGTATCAACGTCATCTGGGTCTATGGCATCTGGTGCAGTGAATGGTAATTATATTTTAACTGATAATACTTCAGGTAACATTATCGTTCCAGCTGTAATCACACCATCAGGAACTTCAGTTACATTTACGATTGCAGATACATACGCAGCAAAACCATTCGTTGTAATTGGCGCTGTAAACAAAACTGGAACTACAAATACCGAAAAGACTAAGACTCTAATCTCATCGTCTATTAGTTTTACAACACAAGCTACTGCTACCGCAGCGGCATTATTGCTTGGTAAATCTGACGTTTGGAGAATCGTATCAGTTAAAATGAAATCTGGGACTTTTGCAGCTCCAGGCGCTACATTCTCTATTGATATTTCAGATCGTTATGCGTTTGACAATGGGCAGCGTTCTACTTTCTATGATGTTGGTAGATTAAATTTAAGTGACACTTATGTGCCACCGTCAGCACCTGTTGAAGTTGTATTCGAATATCTATCTCATTCAACTGGCGACTACTGTTCTGTTAATTCTTATCCATCGGATATCTCATATAAAGATATCGACTCTAGCCTGCGCGACGCGCTAGACTTCCGTCCAAGAATTGATGATACTGGATTACTATTCAGTGGAACAGGTTCTGTTACATTAATGCCAAAACGTGGTGGTGATGTTCGTACTGATTTTACATACTACCTAGCTCGTAATGAAAAAATTGCAGTTGATATTAATGGAAACTTCTTTAATATTTCTGGAACATCTTCAATAACTCCAGGTGATCCAGCAGATCCGTCTACTGGTATGGTTCTGTATAAATTATCATTAGAACCATTTACATTCAATACTTCTGCAAATAGCGTATCTATTAACAAAATTGATAACAAGCGTTATACGATGCGCGACATCGGTAAACTTGAAAAACGTATTGATAATTTAGAATATTATACATCACTATCTCTATTAGAGCAGGAAACTCAAACACTGAAAATTTCAGATTCTAATGGTTTAGATCGTTTGAAAAATGGTTTCATTGTAGATAATTTTACTGGTCACGGCGTAGGGGCTGCTGGCACTTTAGATTATAAATGTTCTGTCGATATGGAAAGGGGCGAGCTGCGTCCATTCTATACCATGAAGAACGTTAATATGATTGAGAAGAATTCTAATGATGCTCAACGTGCTGCTAGTTTTTATGGTCAATATGGCGATGTAATAACACTTCCTATCTTAGATAATGTCGTTTTGGTTAAACAAGACTTCGCGTCAAGATTAGAAAACGTAAACCCATTTGCAATCTTTACATTTATTGGTGATGTTAAATTAAACCCACCAGCAGATGAATGGTTTGAAACTGACCGTCGTCCAGATATTGTTAACAATATCGATGGAAATTTTTCTACGATATCCGCATTAGCAGAAAAAGCTGGTGTACTTGGAACTGTGTGGAAGGCATGGCAGACCCAATGGGCAGGTACTCCAGTATCAGCAGGTGTCACAACTTTAAATCAAGGTAATGCATCTAGAGATACTTTGAATTCATTGGCAGGTAACTGGCACGCTTATGGCAATAGCTCATTGCGTACGGTAACTTTAGAAGTTTCTGCAACTCAATTGGGTCAAGCAAGAACTGGCATCATGAGCTCATTAGTTACGACAGTCGATAGACAAGTCATAGCTGATCGCGTTTTATCAACTGCGGTTATCCCATATATTCGCTCCAGAAACCTACTGGTGCAAGTTCGTGGGTTAAAGCCAAGCACTAAATTTTACCCATTCTTTGATAACATTGATATCTCACAATATGTAACACCAGCATCTAAGATTACATATACTGCAGGATCTGGAACTTTCGATGCTGAGAGCGCAGTTGGTGGTATTTCAGCTGAGTTACCACGTCGCATCTCTGGCGACTCTCAAGTCTGTTTAAATAAAGGTGATGTGATCACTGGTGTCACATCAGCTGCTACTGCAGTTGTTGTTGGACTTGGAATAGATCCAGATACAGGATCTAAAGAATTGTATGTAGTTAACATTATTGGAACGTTCGTTTCTAATGAACAGATTTCTGGTTCTACAACTAATGCTACTGCTACTATTAATTCAGTGACTATTGCTGCTGTTGGTAGTGCGGTTAATACGAATAAAAACGGTGATGCGAACTTGTTATTCAATATTCCAGATACGGATGCGGTTCGATTCCGCACAGGATCTCGTGAATTTAAACTTATTGATAATACTGTAGCTACTGGAGATTATACTTCTCGTGGTCGTGGTCAGTATCGCGCTGAGGGTATTGTCGAAACTCGCCAATCATTAGTTAACGCAGTTAGAAATGCTGAAATTGTACAGGAAGTTGTTACTGATAGCCAAACTATTATTGAAACTTCTCAACGTGTTCTTTCTGATACAGGTTGGTATGACCCTCTAGCTCAAACATTCTTAATTGATAATAAGGGTGGAGCGTTCTTAACGAAAATCGATATCTTCTTTGCAAGTAAAGATCTAAGAATTCCAGTTACCATGGAAATTAGAGAAGTTGTGAACGGATATCCAGGTAAACGTGTTCTACCATTTTCGCGCATTACATTAAAACCTGAACAAGTTAGCGTATCGTCTAATATGGTCGATCTTGATGGTGTAAGCACTCCAAGTTTCGATACTCCAACATCATTCGAATTCGTTTCTCCAGTTTATGTCCAGGACGCTGGCGAATATTGTATTGTTCTAATTTCAGATTCCAACAAATATAAATGCTGGATATCAAATATGGGCGATGTAATTCCAGGAACTAGCAGAACTATTTCTGAACAACCTTATGCTGGATCGTTATTCAAATCGCAAAATGCATCTACTTGGACAACCGATCAAGCTCAAGATTTGAAATTCACAATCTATCGCGCTAAGTTTGATACGTCTGCAGTTGGAACTGTGCAGTTTGTTAATGATGTTCTACAATACTCCAATCTGGATACAGATCCATTCCAAGTAACCACAGGTACGAATATTGTTCGCGTCTGGCACCTAAATCACGGGCTAACTTCTGGCGCTAAAGTGATTCTATCTGGTGCAACTGGAACATTAAATGGTATCCCAGCAGCAGAG